CTGCATTTTTGTGTGTTTAAATCAAAATAATAATTACTATTAGGTTTTAATCTTTCACAACAATCTTTGGTTAAAAATATTGGTCCAGATGGCATATAAACTGAAACAGTACCGTCTTTATTTTCGACAACTGAACCATTGTTTTTTTGTATGTCGGTTAATGACATACAATTATTCACGTAAATTGGTGTTGTACCATCTGGAAAGAAATAACCCATTATTCTATTTTTTTATTTATAAATACTTTATTAATTTTTTTAATTAAACAAACCTAAATTCATCAAAACCATAACATGGTAATTCACCATTTTTTCTGGCTTCAAACATGCGTATCAACGTACTATAAGGGTTTTTTAAATCCTTTAACCCTTTATCAGTTAATTTACACCCAATACCTACCTCATTTGTATAAGGGTCAGTTACATTAGGTACTTTAATCGTATAATCTTTTGGACAATGACAACCATCTGGTGTTACTATAACGTGTGAACCATCTGGTCTGACAAAATCCAATAATCCGTCTTTCGGTGTTCTAACAATTAACCATTGACATGAAATTGTACAACCGCATTTACCATTAGAACTACAACAAGCATAACCACTATTTACCGTCACACCACCAACCACTTCTATGTGTGGGAATGGTGTTCCATTAAATTTAGTACAACACTCTTTACTAGCATATATACTAGTTCTTAATATTGGACTACCATTATTATTAAAAATACTTCCGTCCTTATTATACTGATAAAAAGAGAAATTGTAAAGTCCATCATCATTAGTAGTTGTTGGTGATGTTGCTAAACTTGAATCACATATTGATGGTAGTGGTGGGTCCTTTTTAGTAAGACAAAGACTTATAACGTTGTCCGTACCTTCACATGGACATCCACACCCATTATTTATTGTTCCACCACTGTAAGGGTCTGAAATAACTATTGGTTTAAACACAACACAGTCAGAAATATCTTCACCTAATAAACCAGACACTTCGATTGTATCAACATTGGTATCTATAGCTGTTTCATCATAAGTACCATTTTGGTTATTTGTAAATAAGTTTGTAGTACCATTTGTTATAGTAGATGAAGTAATAGTTACAGCAGTAAAATTAGGTATTAAGTTATTAAATTGATTAATGTATTTATAACCACCATCATATGGTCCTAAGTGTGGGTTATTTCCAGTAAGAATATCAACATCTGATAGTCCACCACCAGTTTGTCTATACCATAAACCATAGTTTTGGAAATACATTTCTGATGTATCAGCAAATGGTCTTGGGTAACCATCGGAATCAATCGGATATGTACTTAAATCAGTACTTAACCCGTTTAACTGTAATATTTCTTTGAATAAATTTAAATCAATTGGTGCTTTGGCTTTATAGATATGTTCATTAAATTTAACCAATCCTTTAGGGGCTCCTATGAATCTTAATAAAAATTCTATGGATTTTCTAGCACCTTTTGATTTCCAAATCCATGGTGAATTAAGTATAAGTCTTCTCCATAGTTCAATATCAGCTTCAGCGGATGTTAAGCCAACGCTTTGACCACTAAATGTGGAAGCACCTCTTTTTAAGTAGTTAGATAATAAATCATTTTCAACAACTGATGAGATTAATTCCCACCCCAACACTCTAGCTAAGTCTTTTAAATAAACATCTGGTGTGTTGTCTTGTTTGTCGTATGATACTGTATGTGCAAATTCAATACCAGTTATTAATTTATTTATTTCATCAAATTCTCTACCATATATTCTAAGTGTTTTATTAACTTTCTGACCAGATGTATCTTGGTCTAATTCACTTAAATGCACTGGTGTTGTGTCAAAGTTAGATATTGATTCACTAACTAAGAATCTATTCATTAAATCACTAGACTTTAAATCGTTTTTATTACCAATATCAACTAACTTTGTTACAAAACGAAAGTATTGTGATGATTGAAAGTCAATATTATACCCATCAGATACTGGCCATGTTACTGATTCAGTTATGTATAAGACCAAACCATTATTTGTTGTTATCGGATATCTAAATGATGCTGTGTATATTGGTGTTATATGTCTATTTAACAAATAAGATTGAAAATCTGGTAACGCATTGAAGAAGTGTTCAATTTGTTCTTGGTTTGGTTTTATGTGATAATTAGTAGTCCCAGTAATTGAACCACCACTAAACACGTCGCCATCTACCTTGAAGTATATATAATCATTTGTTTTGTTAGTTGAACCAGTAAAATCTAATATTTTTGTTTCTATATTATTTGATAATATCACATACGATAGATATTCACTAGAAAGGTCTCTTAATGGGTTGTTTTCGTTAAACGAATTTAAAATTGTACCATTAGCTAAATAATTAATTTCAAAGTTGTTTTGAATAAATGTTGTATTAACTTTGAATGTTGAAGCATTGGTTAATAAATCATAATTATAATCTTCATAAGTATAACCACTGATAGCATTTCCATTATCATCTGACATATTAGATTGGGCATATAACGATGCTGGCCAATTTGTTATTATTTCTTCCAAAGAAACCCTGATATACTCAGTGAGTGAACCAAACAAAGCATAGTAATTAAGGTTTGTCTTATCCAAATTAAGTTTAACTTTTGTATTATTGTTTAATATGGTTTGTGCTTGTGTTGGTGTAACCCTTAAATCACTTAATGTAACAAATTTTGAGAATTTACTAGTAATAAATGTTTTATCATTTTTAGGTTCCATATTGGTTGTTATGGAGAAATTACCCATAGTAAACAATGTAGTACCAGTAGTATTACCTAATTGTCCGCTAAGTAAATCTGGATTAAATGCTCTATATTCAATACCATTACCAAAAAACTCTTTTTTAGCATATCCAACGACTTTAATTCTACTATTTCCCATTCTATATTGATTATAATGTTGTTACTGATGTAAATGTTTTAGTAAAATCAATACTAGCTCTTTCTTCTTTAACCTCAAACAATGGTTTACCAGTGAATTGGTCTTTGATTTCGTATAGATTGTATTGTTTATAAATATCATTATTGAAGTTATAGATAGTATAAATACCGTCTTCAAGACTTTTACTTTGATTACCAAACATTGCATATGCCAATGTTTCAACATCATGCTGTACCATTTCAACTTCAAGCATAATTGGATTGAAGAATGTATTTGTAATAATCACTTGTTGGTTTGGTTGACCGATAAATGGTAATGTATTTGGTTTAACATTGGATGTAGAACTTGGTGATACAGTACAGTAAGTTAATGTTGAGTTATCGTTAAAACGATAACGAATAGCTTTTTGATTGCTATTAGTAAGATTTTGATTAACTGGTTCAGCTCTATTGTTAGATGTTATTACCCTAAAGAAATTATTCATTTTAGCGTCTTCAGCAGCTGTGTTTGAGTCGATATATTCAATTCTATACCCAACTAATCCATTGTTCTCAAACTTGTTAACAAATTGAGTTGGAATTGCTGAAATATCAAATAAAATACCTTTGATATCTGGATATGCAGATAATGTTCCGCAATCAACAATTTTAGTTCTAATTTCTACTGGTTTAATATATATTGTATAAAAACCTTTAGAACTAAAAGTAGCTACTGGTAATTTAAGCGTATACATCCCACCAAATACCTCAAATGAAGTTACATTTGATTGTGATTTATTAGGATTATCAATTTTAATCAAAACTTCATTCGAGTCTAATTTTATTAAGTTAGTATTGCCAATCTTATCTCTAGATGGTGTGTAGTGGTAAAATACTTCCACATCATCTGGTGATATATCTGCTGGTCTAACAATACCATAAGTGCCAGTTGAAAAATACATATTTATCGTTGTTTTATATTAAATATAACACCTAATGTTTAATAAGTAATCATTTGTTATTATATTATTTTATTTTTATGTTATTATTGTCTATTTAGTTTATAAAATCCGTTTCCATATCTAACCAACTCACCTAAATCTTTTATTTCAGATAATCTGAGATGCTTATCAAGAACACTAGTTTGACCTCTATCTATGAAAACATCGCTTTCAACTTCTGGTGGTGTTGTTATACCAAATAAATATTCTTCTCTAGTACTTGCTGATAAAGAAATGTTGGTTTCATTCCATCCTTCACCAATATAGTTAAAACTAGTTAAGTTTATTGTAGATTGAATATTGTCAATCACAACATTTCTACTTGTACCAGTATATTCTAAAAATTTAATACCATACACTTGTTTATCAGTACCGATATTAACATCATTTATAGTGTCGAATACATAGATTCTAGGTTCATCAATTGAATACACTCTACTAACCCCATTTAACAATATATTTTTATAATTTTTGTATGTCTCAGTATACATATCAAACCCTACTTTGTATTCATTGAGGCTATCATATGATTTAAGCTCATCAATTCTACTTTCGGTTAAACCAGTTACTGCTTTGTTACCATAAACATAATAGTCAGACACTATTTTATCTGGCATTCTTAATGTAAATTTATTGGTTCCAGTAATACCAGTCATTTTTGGTGCTACAGCACCTTCCATAAATGGGAATGTAATACCACTAGCACTTAATTTATCAACCAACAACTTATAATCTGGTTTTGATGCTGTAGCATTGTCTTTAGGTATATATTCAAAATCAGTAAACAACCCCATATCATCAATATTTTGTGTTAAATTAATCTTAAGATAAAACGTAGTTGCGGTCATAACACCCCATGTCGGACTATCAAATGTTCTGTCAGTACTATCCTCTAAAAAAATTTTACGTTTAATTATTTCCATTATGTTGCTAATATTTGATATAGTTTAACTGTTATGTTATCCGTGTTTAAAACTTCAGTTACATTATTTGGTGTAAGTGAAGTGGTATTAGTAATCGTTGAATGCTTGTATGTTGTATCTATTTGATAGAAAAACCCTTTGTCTGTTTTAGTTAATATATATCTAGTGTATAGTTTTTTAATTAACCTTTCAATTGGTAGTGCCGTACTGTTAACCATGAGGTTTGTTACTTTACCAGTTTTAGCATTTTTAAATGTTGCTTTCATATATAGATACTTTGGAGTTCCATTCATGATTAATTCATCCTTAAAATCATAGAGATAATATGCATTTGATTTAGCTCTTAAATTTGTTATGGGGTTTGCACATGTAAATGTTAATTTTATTTCGGAAGCTGGTTTTGGGTTACCCAATAATAAGTTTGATGATAATGATTGAGACTGATTTAAATCACTTTTAGATAAACTAGGGGTTAATGTGATAAAACTTAATAAGTTTTGTGTTAATGGAATATCACTATCATAAAAAGATAAATTAAGAAATGTTTGTTTAAATCTTTCTGTTTGAAATTTAATATCGTCATTAGTAAATCCTATTGACCCATATGTTGTGTTGCCACTTAAATTTAATTCATATGTTATTTCATTAACAACATTATTTTTTGAATTTATTGGTATAAATCTAGTTTTTTCATAATCAATAATTGGATTTATAGTTTTCTCTACTTCGGTGTCAACAAATATTCTATTGATTATTTCAGATTGGTCAACAATCTGATACTCCATATTTATTGGAATATTAATAGTAGTAGCTGTTGTACCGCTAGATAAAGTCGATAGGTTTATTTGGTATTGATTAATAAACATTTATTTTATTTTAATTTATCGTTAGTTTTTAACAAATTTCATCTTCACTATTGATTGTGTATTTATCTGTCATTCTTTCACCATATGGGTCTGATGGGAATTCATTATAAAATAAACCCCAATCATTAAATCCATCTTGTCTTCTAATATAAAAACAATCATTTAAATGTATATAATGTGAACCATTTAAAAATGGATAATCTAAGGCCTTTTCATCAGATTGGTTATATCCAATACTTAGCAAGTCTCTCCATAAATATCTACCGTCATCTAATTTAACAGCATATGATGGTATACCTTCTGTTGAAGAATCACCTTGTTCCACATACGGTGAAAATTCTCTAATTCTTATTAATTGATGAGCTTTATAAAAATAACCTTCTTGTCTAGGACCTAGATTAATTGTTGTCGTTGTTGGGTTAATACCAACACTATCGTAATATGAGAATTTAGTTTCGGTTTCCCTACTATTTGTATTAAATCTATGGGAAACGTCAGCCAATACTATTTCTTGAACTTCAATTTGATTGTATTCAACCAAATCACCATAAAATTCATCGTTTATATCCATATTAACTTTATATTCCAACGGATTACTTGTTGGAAAAGGTAAACTATTTTGATTATTACCACCATTGTGTATTAAATTAATAGCTGGTATATCTCTTAAGTACGGTTTTATATTACTATCCTTTAGTTCAGTCATAAATGGTGTTTCGATACCAGATGATACCCTAGTAAACAAATCATTACTACTAGTTTTAACTTTGGTTAGGTATAGTTCACTGAGTGGTCGACCTAAATTATCAACCAATCCAGTTATATCAATATCTTCATTGATGACAAATTGAACTATACCATCATTAAATACATTTTCACTAAATGCTAATTTATATAACTCACAATCATCTTTTTCAATTACTGGTTTATTTCTAGTTTTAATTTTTTTGAAAATTCTGAAATAATATTCAGATTCAAACCCATTTACAACTCTTTTCATTCTAGAGTTTAAAGATACAGCACCGTTTGTTGAAATTTCAACCACAAAATAATAATTTTTTAAATCACCATTATCTAACCCTAATCTAACCACTGTATGTGTTCCGTCATAACCATTGGTTCCAGTTATTTTAACAGTGTCACCAATATTTAAATTATGCAAACAACCCACACCAAAAGCTGTCATTTGTTTAGTTGAAACAATTACCGAAGTTGAACTTATTATTAATAATCCACCATTAACCATTGGGTGTGTCGAATCTTTTCTATATGGGTAAGTAATAGTTAAATCCCAATTTTTAACTGGTTTATCACCTAATTTACTATTATATGGTGCTATATCTTGTAAAAACGAAAAACGTTCCCTAGTAGGTTCCATATCGTAAAATTTAGTCATCCCAATTTTTTTTTTATCAGTATCATAATAACCAAACCAACCATTAATCTCAATTAAATTGTTTTTTATTGATTCAGAGTAGGTTAAATCATTTAAATCGGTGTTATTTTTATTTTTTGGGAATGATTGGTCTAAGAACTCAAAATCATTAAAACCTTTCCATGTGTTAATACCAGATATTGAATCCAAATTAAATAAAGCGTTTGTGCTACTAGTATTGATAGTTCCTAATATTCTATAAAAATTACAACTTTCTCTTTCAGACTGAAACCTTTCACCAATATCAATTATTTTATTAATTTGGTCTGGTGGTAATAATTTTTCTTTACCATCCAAATTAATTTTAATGAAAGTATCTGTATTATTAGACTTTTTTGAAGTCTCAACAGTTAATCTTTGTTGTATTCTATTTATACTCATTATCCTTATTTCGTTTTTACTGTTATACTACAACCAACACCATCTGTTAATGTTGTTGTCATTGTTGATGAAGTGTTAGTTTTTGAATCACCTATATTTTTTAGGTCATTATTACTTGATGAAATGAAACCTTTACCACCCAAACCAGTTAGTAAATGGGTATAAAGACCAAGACCTAATGGTATTGTAGTTATATTACCATATAATGGTGTTAATGGTAATTGTATAATATCTTTACTTATAGTTATTATATCTGAATAACAATTACTTGTACCATATCTAACTCTAAGACTAACTTTATTACCAACAGAATCTATAGGTATTTTTATTTCAATAGGTGTTTTGTTATCAGCATATGGAACACTTTTTAACACCCAATTACCTTTTATATCTAAATACTCAATATTAGCTAATAATGGTTGGCTGAACTCATAGTCTAAAGTAAAAGTAATAGTATATTCAATGTTTGAACATTGTTTATTCAATTGTTGTGTAGTACCAAGCGTCAATGTCATATTAGGATTGATATTATTTATTTGTGTTGTTAAAACACAATTTTGTGGTGTTGGTGAACTATCAGTAATAGTAATTGTATATGTACCTATAGGTAAGTTAGATAAACTAGCATTTGTTGATGAAAAACCATTTGGTCCTTTAACTATATATGAATATGGTGTTTTACCGTATTTTGGTGTTATATCTATTGTACCATCGTCAATATTGCCGCAAGTTGAATCTGTTTTAACTATATCGCCACTAACTATTGGTACTGCTTTGATTATTAATTTATCAATGACTATAGTTTCACCAGAGCTATCACTAATGGTTAAAGTATAACCTATTGGGTCTAAATATGGTAAGTTTGTTATAACTCCAGAAGTTGCTTGATTACTTTGTTTAACTATAATACCATTATCGTCTTTTAATATATAGGTATATGGTCCGACACCACTTGATATATATTGAATCGTTATTTCACCATCATTGCTAGTTGTTGTTTTTGCGTTTTTACTAACATAAGCATATGCTTTTAATGGTTGTGGTCCGTATATTATAATATTTTTATTTGTAATATTACCTAACGAATCGGTAGCTGATATAGTGTAAAGACCTTCACCTAAATTATAAATTGTATAACTATCTTCATTTACAGCAACACCGTTTAAATTTGTATTTGGTCCCGTAACTTTAAATTTTACTGGTAGAATACCACCCTTAAAACTAAAAGTGATTGAACCGTTTATAATTTTTTTATCAGTGTTTTTTGTTTCTGATTTTATAAAGAAAATAATTTTAGTTGGTTTATAGCATTCTGTAAAATATCTACTATTCATTTTATCTAATGCAGTTTTACCATTATTTAACCCAAAATAAAAATAATAAGAGTTATTAGGTTGTGAATACACAGTTGCGTTTTTTGGTGTGTACCTTTTAAAGTCCAAATAATCAGAACCGTTATCATTGATACTGACCAAATCATATACTTCTTTATTGTTTATATTAAATTCAGATGTGACAGGTTTTGATGGGTATGTAAATGACGTTAATGCGTTTGAATCTTTATTCATTAAATAAAAATAATCCCTAAATAATTTTCCATTATCGGTATCAATATCTTTAGAGCCAATAATACCATCTGATGGTGTTATTAAGTTATTAGCACCGTATTGAATCTCATCAATTTCAACACCAAATTCACATATGTGTCTAACATTATTACAACCCTTCAAAGGTACATGTACTCCAATACAATCAACATTGAAGAATAGGAATGGTGCTGGGTCATTTGAAATTATACTAGATGCATTAAGCATACCAGATTCAACAACAACCTCTTTCCCATTTATAATATCTTTTTCAGCAACAGATGGTACTGACTTATATGTTGTGGGTACTAATAAATCTTTTAATTTTGGTACTCCTTGCCAATCACGTTCAAAAATTGAACCTAAGCAAACTATGCCAGTCGCAAATAATTTATTTTTTTCAGTATCAACTGTATTACCACCAGCATTAGGCACATAATAGTGAGTTGTTGCCGCATAATAAAATGTGTTATCAACCTTTTTGATTAGCCCCTCAAACATACCTCCATTATCAACACCTTCGTTCTGTGAATTATAATTTGAACCACCATCGTAACACGTATCGGCTAAATATTGAAAACCACAAGTGTTGTCTGAATTTCCATTTTTGTTAGAGTCAACACTAGTTGAATCATCTAAGGCAGCGAACTCATCACAATCATATTCACAAAACGTTTCGCGACCAGAAATTTCACTTGCAGGTCGTTTTCTTTTGTATTTAAACAAATAAGCATATAAAGAACCGTTTACCCATTCATTATAAAAATCAAATTTAAGTAGACCCATAGATTTGGCCAGTTTGAAAGCAATACATTGCACAAATCCAGTTTCTTCGAAAATAGGTTCAGATTTACTTAATTGAAACCAACCACCACCAAGACCAAAACCCAAATCAACTTGATTTTCCGTTTTACCTACTTGAAAACAAAATGGTGCAAAAACTGTTTCTTTATCTTCTTCACTACCACATGTTGTTTTAACATAAACACAAGGTACGTAAGGTGGTTTTGGTATTTTAGCCTCAGGAATATCTAATGAACCAAATGATAGTAGTTCAATGATAAATAAAATACCATTGGTAAGCATCTCAATAGTTCTAATTATCGCCCTTATCACCCAAATCACATTATTTAATACTGAAATTATAGCAGCATTAATCAAACTCACAATAGAAAAAATGATGGTAACAATAATACATATAATACCAAATATTGGGTTATTTTCTGTATTAAATCTATTATACGGAAACGGTGTTTTAACACCAGTACAAGAATCATCATCAACACCTTTAATCCCAGTATAATTGTTG